GTTCAACATGGTAAACCTGTGATGAGTGGTTATTTACCATTTAGAAATGCTCTATTAGATATGACTCGACCTGTTGAGGATATAAATATTGATTTATTAAATGTATGTATTGAATCTTTTACTTCTGATATAATAAATAATTTGTCAAAGGATGATTTAAATATGATACAAGTATATGATGATTTTACAGCTGTTAATGGTGCGGATAGTGTTGCTTATGTCGATAAGATGAATCGCAATACTAGTGCAGGTAATCCATATAAAAAATGTAAAAAATTTTTTCTTAAACCTATGTCACCCCAAGATGGGTTGCAAGATCCTGTGGAGGTAGATGAATTAATTATTAATAGAGTTCATGATATGATTGCTACTTACAAAGATGGATCAAGATGTTATCCAAATTTTTGCGCACAATTAAAAGATGAACCTGTTACTTTTAAAAAGATTGAAGCTGGTAAGACTCGAGTATTTACATCATCACCATTTGATTGGTGTATTGTTGTACGTAAATATTTATTATCTGTTGTTAGACTGGTTCAAAATAAGAGATATGTATTTGAATCAGCTCCCGGTACTATAGCTCAATCACCTGAGTGGGATGAAATGAAGAAATATTTATCACATTTTGGTGCAGATAGAATGATTGCGGGTGATTATGGCAAATTTGATAAACGTATGCCATCTTGTGTTATTTTAGGTGCTTATGATATTATATCAGCTATTTGTAAAAAAGCTGGTTATAGTCAACAAGACTTATTGATTATACAGGGCATAGCTGAAGATACAGCTTTTCCATTAATCGATTTCCATGGAGATTTGATCTCTTTTTATGGTAGTAATCCATCTGGTCATCCTTTAACTGTTATTATTAATGGTTTGGCTAATTCTTTGTATATGAGATATTGTTATATGTCCTTGAACCCCAAGCATGAAGTATCTTCTTTTAAATCAAATATTAATTTGATGACTTATGGAGATGATAATGCTATGGGAGTATCAAAACAATGTGATTGGTTTAATCACACATCAATCCAAAAAATTTTAGCAGATATTGACATAGTTTATACTATGGCTGATAAAGAAGCTGAGTCTGTTCCTTTTATTAATATGAAGGATGTATCTTTTTTAAAAAGATCATGGAGATATGAAGAAGAACTTGGATTAGATGTTTGTCCATTAGAGCATGACTCTATAAATAAAATGTTAACAGTTTGTACTAAATCAAAAACTATTAGCGAAAAACATCAAGCTATGGCTTGTATGTCAACTGCTATACGTGAATACTTTTGGTATGGACGTGAGGTATTTGAGAAGAAAAGAATATTATTTTTACAAATTATTGAAGAG